ATCATAAGTGCTTGGGGTGCAGAAGGCACAAACCCTACTTTAATTGCTAACGCTACTTATGAGAACACACCAGCAAATCTAAATTTAACTACATCTTATGCCACTTATTCAATAACTGCTGCGGTGGATACTGCAAGCACTCAAAATCTTATTTTGTTTATTTGGTCAGATGTAACAGATACGACACTTGGTGATTTTCTTTATATTGCTGAATCTAAATTAGAAGTGGGTTCAACTGCTACTGCATTTGTTTATTCAGGTGGAACATTTCAAGGCGAGTTAGCCGCTTGCCAAAGGTATTATCAAGCGCCTAGCACCACGCCTTCTGGCACAATGATTTATACAGGTACTTCTTCTGGTGGTTTTTCTGCCAACGCTTACAATAATTATGTTTTCCCTGTGCAAATGAGAGTAACGCCAACTGTTACTTTCTATGCTCACGATGGCGCGGCAGGTCAGGTAAGTCTTTATAACAGTTCAACTGCAGTTAAATCAACATCAGTAGCATTAATTGGCTTACAAACTTTTGGTTGGAGTGGAAATTTTAGCGGTTCAACTTGGGGAACTAATGCGGACTCTGGTTTATTGGCATACGGATACAAAGCGGAGGCAGAATTATAATGACAAAATTTACTTATAAACTAATTAAATCAATTGATCCTATTACAAATGAAACTATTGCTAATGTTTTAAGATCAGATGGCGCACTTATTCCAACAGATTTGGCAAACTCTGATTATCAGGCTTATCTAAAATATTTAGAAGATAACGAAGAATAATGAAGCCCTGGCTGTGTGCAGCTGGTGTTCAATTAAGAGATCAAATTGATACCTGGTATCCAGATCGCCGCACTACCAGTGATGGGTGGATTGGTGATGCTCGTCATTCCGCCAGTAAATCGGATCATAATCCAGACAAATCTGGGGTCGTCCGAGCCATTGATATTGATTCTCGTTTGGATACATCCGAACAGCTCTCGATATATCTGGCTGACCAAATCAGAGTCTGTGCTAAAACCGATAAGCGCATATCTTACATAATCCATAATGGCTTTATTGCATCAAGAAGATTTGGATTTAAGTGGCGCAGGTATCGTGGCATTAACCCACACAAAAAACACATCCATTGTTCATTTACTAAAGCAGGCGACAAAGACGGCAAGCCGTTCGATATACCACTACTAGGGGGCAAAATATGAAAATAACCAAAAAGCAAAAAGCAATACTAAAGTCCTACGCACGTGGGGTATTAGTATCTTTCTTAACGTTTTTAGCAAGTAATGAATTAGGTTTAGACCCAGCACTGTCTGTAGTAGTTGCAGCATTAGCTGGCCCAGCGGCTAGGGCTTTAGACAAATCCGATAATGCTTATGGCATCGGTGCAGATGCGAAATGACAGCGGGAGATTGGGCTGGCTTTGGCGCTGGCGTTATCGCCGTGCTATCAGGCGGTCTCATAGGGCTTCGCTTCTTAGTTAAAGGCTGGCTAAACGAACTTCGCCCGAATAGTGGCAGCTCGATAAAAGATGCCATTGACAGGATTGACGAAAGAAGTAGTCGGCTAGAACAGCGTGTCGATGAACTGTTCATTATCATAAGTAAGTCATAATTTCAACATGGCTACTAAACGCAAACCAAAGAAGATGGTGCGTAAGCGCAGGACTACTAAAGAGCCTGTCTTAACTAAGCTAGATTACTGGGCTATTGCAGCCAATGAGGTATATAAGGCTTGCCGTAAGAATGGCATGGATGAATCTACGGCTTTGGCCTTTGCTATGGATCGTACAAGTTATCCAGATTGGATAGTCGATACTACAGATCCAATAAAAGATCCCCTAGATGATTATGAGGAAGACGATTAAAAAAATTGCGTTCGTGTCAGATCTGCAAGTACCTTTTTTTAATGAAAAATCTGTCAAGTCAGTAGGCCGCTTTTTAGCCAAATGGAATCCGCATAGGACTATCTGTATTGGTGATGAGATTGATTTACCACAGCTAGGTGGTTTCAATGCTGGCACTATTGATGAGATGGTTGGCAACATAAATGACGATAGAAAACAAACACAAGAAGTATTAAGTTACTTAGGGGTAACAGATGTACTAGGAAGTAACCATGGAATCAGACTTTACCGATCAATCAAAAAACGATTACCATCTTTCCTCAACTTACCAGAAATGCAATATGAGCGTTTTATGGGATATGACAAGCTCGGCATCAAGTTCAGCCCTTTTGGGCTCGATTGGGCACCAGGCTGGACTGCCGTTCATGGAGATGCTTTCCCTCTTAGCCAAGTACCTGGACAAACGGCCTTAAACGGGGCTAGAAGGCTAGGTAAGAGCGTGGTCTGTGGTCACACCCATAGACTAGGGGTATCGGCCTTTACAGAGGCATCTAGAGGCCAATTAGGGCGTACTGTGTGGGGTGTTGAGGTTGGCAATTTAGTAGATTTAAGCAGTTCAGGCATGGCATATACAAGGGGCTATGCTAATTGGCAACAAGGCTTTGCTGTGGCCTATGTGCATGAGCGTAAGGTTCAGGTTATAACCATTCCTATCAATGCAGATGGCAGCTTCATATTTGAGGGCAAATTCTACAAATAACGTTATCAAATCGTTATCAAAAAACAGCCCGAAATCATCCACAAAGTCGTACACAGGTGTCACACTATTGACATGCCACAAAGTGTGTGCATAGAAGGTAGGGCTACAAATGAATAACATATGGCTAGAAGCTAGACAGGATGGTCTAATATTTTTTTGGATCATGTTGATTCTAGGCGTACTAGTATTGGCTTATTACAAACTACAAAGTAGAGCGTTTGAACGTGGCTACTGGGTAGGTAGATCAGCTGGCTGGAAAGCATCTATTGAGCATAATCAGAAGATCGAGAAACTAAGATCTAGGGCAGTGTTTGATTATGACAAAAACTGAGGATCTATTCAATGAAGTCATTACTACGATCCAACAGCGTGGAAGTGTCTATGGACACCCATACTACAACCACCAAAGAATCGCAGGATTGTGGTCTGCATATCTTGATCACCCAATCACACCACACCAAGCTGCTTTATGTATGGCGTTGGTCAAGGTTTCTAGGCTTACTGAAACTCCAGATCACTACGACTCAGTTAAAGACTTTATCGCCTATGGTGCTATCTATAGGACAGTGCTCGAAGCAGAACAAGACTCCGAGTTTGATTGGAAAGAATAATGGCGTTTGATTTAAGCAATTACGAAACTGTAGAAGAAAGATTAGAGAAATGGTGGAAAGATAATGAAGATGGGTCTATTCAGACAGAACTGGTCAATAGGCCAAATTCTAATCCAGATGAATTTGTGTTTGTTGCTAGGTTATACAGAACTACGGCTGATGCGACTCCAGTTGCGACTGGTTGGGCATCGGAAATACGCACTGGTTCGAGCTTTAATAAGTTTGCTTGTGAACTGGCAGAATCTTCTGCAATCGGCCGTGCTTTGGCTAACTACATCTATTCGAAAAAAGGTGCACGACCTAGCCGAGTCGAAATGGAAAGAGTTGCAAACACTGGAGAATCCTTTAGTGTAGAAACTAAACTAGATGATCCTGTGCAGTGGGGTTCTAGTGATTGGACTACAGCTGTGCCAGAAGCACCGAATCCACCGCCAGAATGCGGCTGCGCTAAGGGCATGGCATTAAAGAAGGGTCTAAGCAAGACAACCAAGAAGCCGTTTTATGGTTATATCTGTTTAGACAATATTAAAGAGCATGCGATTTGGGCTAAACAAACCAGTACCGGCGCGTGGTACTTTCCAAAGGACAAGGAGTAATCGTGGGCTATATTGCTTTCATAAATGGACGTGGTGTCCATGTTGTCATGGATGACAATGGTGTGCATTTAGAGCAATCTGTTATTAAATGTGAAGTCTGTGATGATGATCGAGTATTCAAGGATGGCACATGCTTTAGATGCCATGAGCTGATCAATCGTGACTAGTTACACGCAGTTCAAATGCAATGGATGTAAGCGTAATACTGAGTTCTTATGGCTAGATTCTACGGAAATGCCAGATGGATTTAAGCTTTATCAATGCATGGATTGTGGCTGCGTAGGGGTTAAGAATATAGTCGAAGCTTTGGATGTGCCTGACAAAGACATATCCAGATGTGATAAGTGTGGTAGTTGGAAATTTCAATCCGTGGTCTGCCACACTTGCCAATTAATTGGGGGTAAAGATGCCAACTTATGAATACAGCTGTAGAGAATGTGGTACTTATGGCTCAGTACATAGGACTTACAAAGAGGATGATTCCGGTATGGAGTGTCCTAAATGCAAGATTTCTATGAATCGTTTGTACTCAGCACCAGGTATTGTGCTAAAGGGTAGAGGTTGGGGTAGTAAGCCATGACCGAGATTGGCTATGATCAAACCTGGCAAGAAGGTGATGATCTACGTATCACGACATGCCGTCTGACCTGCGGTTTTGTTCGGTGATTTGACACCATATGATACGCTCTAGATCGCATTCGCCCTCAAGGCGAAAAGGCGAGCCCCGTAGGGGATGGCTCGCAAGGTGCACGCTAGTTGGCACCGCTCTATTTGTAGCACAAATGAGTAGCCTTGAAAGAGCTGAATCTCAAGTTATCAACAAACCTATGCATTACAAACAATATGCATTCATTCAGTTAAATCATTCATTTACTGAGTTCTATTGCTTAGATGAGTTATATCATAAAGAGAGTAGATGGAATCCTAAAGCTAAGAATGGTTCACATTATGGTATACCTCAAGGTAGAAGTAAGTACTTATCTAAAGTAGACGGGTATCGTCAAGTGGAATGGGGCATTAAATATAACTTAGTGCGCTATGGTTCTATGTGTAAAGCATTAGATCACTTTAAGCGTAAGGGATGGCATTAATGGCTATATATGGTTTAACAATTAGAGGTACTTGCCATTGTGGAAAAAAGGTAAGACCAAGAGGTAGAGCCACAAGTGGTCAACAAATATTCGATACGAAATGCTGGTCATGTAGGTGTGAATATAGAAAACACAAAAAGACATATTGTGAATTATGTGGGTTTGTAGCTGTAGTACAAGCTCAATTAGATGTAGATCACATAGATGGTAATAGGGATAATAACGATATATCTAACTTACAAACATTATGTGCTAATTGTCATAGATTAAAGACACATAACAATGAAGATCATTTACGTAGATGAGTGAACGTGCGTTAGGTAGTGGTAAGTGGAAGAAGCTACGCATTACAGTACTTGATCGTGACGGTTGGATCTGCGCTATATGTGGTGGTGTGGCTGACACAGTAGATCATATATATCCACGTGTAAAGGGTGGTGATATGTGGGCATTGGATAACCTACAAAGCCTGTGCAAAAAGGACAATAGCCGTAAAGGAGGGCGTTTTTTTAGCCAGAAGGCGAC